GTATAAGCATATGTTGCATCTGCAGCTTGTACCGCATTTGCCACCACAAGAGCCAGTACATTGTCACTAGCATCAGTGATAGCCACCGCCATTCGCCTATTACCGGCATCACTTGTTGCCGCAAGTGACACGTATACCGCCATAAGCTCAACAGTGTCGGTCATCGTGAAGGTCTTATCGCTGTCGTCTGCCACTGCGTCAGATATTACCTCAAACCCAACCTCTTTGATTTGTACGTTGCCTGCCATGGGTCTTACTCCTCGTTGTTCTGGCTTTCGATCACACCGCGGCGACCGACGTTGTTTGCGTTTCCTTTGTTACCGAGCATTGCATCCTCTGCCTCGGTCTCCGAAGCCGGCGAGAGACCTAGCAGCCCACGCACTTCGTTGATGACTGGGTCATCAGGCGCAAGTGTCGCACCAGAGAAGGCCATGTCACGCAGAGCACGGGTGACTTGCTCGACATCCTTGAAGCGCACAGCCTCAGTCGAGACGGAAGGCTTCATCTTCGGGTCCCACCCGTTCAACTCCCAGATGCGGGTCAGCAAGTCGTCCTCGAAGGCTGTTTCCAGTTCGGCGAGCGTGCTGTCCGCGATCAGGAAGAAGCTATTCGTCTTGTCTTGCGAAAGCGCGAAGGAGCCCGCACTGTCCGAACCGAGAAGCAACTGCTCAACGCCAAGCATGCGAGCGAGCTCGCGGTTCAGCCGTTCGATCGCCGCTGCAACTTCAGGCGCCATCGTGGAACTGCCCTTGAGTAGTTCGACATTCCACTGAGGTATATTGCTCGGCCGCTGCGCATCGTCCTGTGTCTCGTATGGCATGCTGTCAAGCATGAGCCCGAGTTTGGGGTTCTTGATATGGTCTTTGACAAAGGACCGCACGGGCGCCTCTGCTGCCGCGCGCTCTTCTTGTGAAATATCACCAGCTTCGACCATGGCCGCCAGCTTGGAGAACGGACCACGTCCGACCGGAATACCACGCAAGTCGGTCTCGAAGCCATAGCCCTCGAGTTGTTCATAGCGCCGCAGCCGCGTCGCTGTGTTGACCAGGTGCCGGAAGATGCCGAGACCTTCTGGGCTGTCCGAGAGTGTGTCGTCCACAACGTAGACGATCTTCGACCTCGGAATGTACAGGTCTTTGAAGTCTTGAGGCGACTTCTGGACAACGCCATTGACGTGCCCGTATTTGTCGACGTCCCACCGGTCAATCGTGACCTGGGCTCGCGGAGCAATATCGTGGAAGGTCAGGTAGCCTTCTTCGTGACGGCGCGCTGTCCATTCCTGAACACTGAAGCCATAGAAGCGATACATAGCAGCACGACGCACGATGCGGTGCCACGGAGTGAGCGGGTCTTCCGTCAGAATGCGCTCGGCGCGCTCGGCCCACTCACCAGTTGTATCCGCCTCAGACGGCTCGAACGTCCAGGCTGATTTGGACAGGAGGTTCAGGAAATAACGCACGCCCGCCGAGACAATGCTGGTATTCGCCAGGATGTCGCTGTACGTTTTGTACTTGCTCTCGCCAGAGAGGCTTGCGTCCTTCTCGTTGTCGACGATATACCCACCGTACAAGGCGGTACCGGCGACGCCGACTGTAGACGTCGGGGAGGCGCTGCTTCTGCTGACGAGGCCGCTCAGGATACCTGGCATGCTCTGCTCCCAATGTTAGCTGTCAAATTGTTTCCGCTCGAAAATGCACCGAATGATGGCATGCGCGATACCGTCGCTTCACTCGTTGCCTTCGATCAGCTCGGTCGCGCCAACGGCTGCGATACGGCCCCGTCCCATACGACGGATAGCCTCCACGGCGTACCGGCAGGCGTCCATTGTGTGGTTCTTCTTGTCCTCCAGCACCGGCAGCACCTCGTCCGTCAGCTCGTCGACCTTGTAGGAGTAGGTCTCCAGCTCCTCAATCACGTGGACGCAGTCAGGGTGGACAACGATGTCGTAGTTCTTCATGAACTCGATCCCGTCCTCGATCGAGCCAGCGCCTTTGACCGCCTTCCGCATCTTCGGGAAGCCGTGGTTCTTCATGTGGTCAATCGTTTCCGGCCGAGAGCCGTCAGCGATGACTGGGTAGCGCCTACTGTCGCCAACCGTGTCGAACAGCTGCGGCGTCTTAATGATCGGGCAGCCGATACGCCAGGCCTCGGCGTTGATGTAGAGGGTGTTCTCCCAGATGTAGGCCCGGATGAGTACGGTCGGGTCGTTCGCGAAGCCCCAGTCAGCGCCGAACCTCGGGACGCAGCCCTTCGGGATGACGTCGTCCAGGTCGCCGACCGACCAGTTGCGGAAGACCTTGGCTTCGGAGTGCATGACCGGCTCGCCCTCCCAGACGTGCCTGTACTTGTCATGGTCACGGCTCTTGTCCCAGAGCATCTCCTCCATGAGCACATCGGGGAACCACGGGTTCTCGCGCCAGTTGACCTGCTTGACGATACTGCGCGGCGGAGGCTTACCGCCCAAGAACATCTCGTCGACGGGGTCAGACGTGTAGCGTCGGTTCCAGGTGAACCAGAGCTCGCTGTCCGGGTTACGAACGGTAGGAGTGAGGAGCTGCAGACTGCGGCGGGAGACTGTGTTCGCCTCTTCCACCCAAGCCCTGTCGAGGCCTTCCATCGATTTCACGCTGTCCGGGTTGGTGCGGAGACCGGCAAAGAGGAACTCGGTGCCGTTCTTGGCGGTGATGCTGGTCTCGGTCGAGCGGTAGAAGCCCTTGAGCCCCATTGACTTGATCTTGTCGTCGAGCAGCTGCTTCACGGAGGCGTTGATCGAACGCTGCACCTCACGGAAGCAGCCGATGCGCAGTTCACGCTCATAGCCCTGAGCCAGGAGTGCCGTGGCAGCTGAGTGGGACTTACCCGAGCCGCGACCACCGTGGAAGGCCTTGTAACGGCTGGGAACCCATAGGTCTTCGAATGGTTCTGGGACGTCGATCAGCATTCAGCTATCCTAAAAGGGCTCGAGCTCGACTGTCTTTCCTGCCAGCTCGTGTGTGCAGTCATTAAGGAACCGTATGTTGCCACCCTCGACGAAGCTATGACACCTGTGATAGTTCCCCCGCACGGGCTCGCCCATTTTGTGCTGGGGGTTGACCAGGATGCTTGGTGTAAAGGTGGGCTTGTCGAAGTCGCCGTTGAAGCCCCAGCGGGGCCTGCCGCGCTCGGGGTCGGTCCAGACGAGGTGGCAGCAACGGCAGCCGGGACAGAAGAACGCTACGACGCCCTTCTCCTTGCCGTGCTCGATGCTGTGCAGGACCCGGCCGACATAGCCATCATGAGACAGCTCGTTGAAGAGCTCCTTATCCTGGTCCTCGTCACGCACCGCTAGTCCTCCAGCGGGTCTACCGCCTCGTCTTTGTCGTCGGACGTCTTGGCGTTGGCCGGATCGTCTTCCCGAGGCTCGGCCCGCACGAACCGGATCGTCAGCGGCTCTTCCGCGCCGCCCTCGCCCATCGGACCCGTCAGTTCCAGGGTGCCGCGAGACCGGTAGTTCGACCGGTGAGCCTGCATGTACATCTCGACCATCTTCTCGGAGTGCTTGGTCACCGTCAGGGGGATCGGGTTGAAGTCGTCGTCAAGCAAGACCTCGCCGGTGGCCGGATCGCGCCGGTACACCAGCTCGCCACGGTGGAAGACCGGTTCCTCGTAGCCATCAAAGCCGCGCTTGTGGACAATGACTTCGGCCGCGTCGACGGCGTTCTCGTAGGCCTCGATGGCCCGCTGCTTGAAGTCTTCTTCCTGCATCCACGACTGGTACGTCGAGCGGGACACCTCCGCGGCCTTGCAGGCCTCGCCGATGTTCCCTCGCTTGGAGTACGCTTCGAGGAACTTCTCGCGCTTGGCCACCATCAGCTTGGCGTTGGCTTTGTCCCTGGCGTCGTTGTGTGTCGCGTTAACCATGGCCACGAGGATGCGCCAACGCGCGTGTCCAGGAAACCAGCGCTTGCGCGGCGACGTGCGCACGTCGCACACACGACCGGCCAGGTCAGAACGCTGGGGAGAACGGGCTGTCCAGGACCGGGCGGGAAATTTGGGGCTAAACGCTGGGGAAGCACGGCGTCCGGGAACCGGTGAGAATTTTGGGCTACACGCTGGGTCGTCTGCCTGGCCTGGGTCGGGTAGGTATTTCGGCGTTGGGTTAGTAAGGTCTGTAAGAACAAGCCCCCGGTCTGGCGGCGCGCTTTTCGACTATCGGCCAGCGAAAACAAAAAGGCGAGCCAGCAATCCTGGATTTCCGTTAGTACTAATGCTGGGTTAACCTTAACGCTGGTTAGCACTGACACGCTGGTAGCACGTGCGGCCGTTAATCATTAACGCTGGGTAGCCTTAATGCTGGGTTAGTACTAACGGGCTGTTAGCGCTGGCCGGCTGTTAGCACTACTGGGCTGCTGGGCTTTTGTTAGTGCTAACGCGCGGGCGCACGCGTGATAAATTTTTGTTGGATGGTAAATGATTGCTTAACGCTGGAGAGGCCTGCTAGTCTCTTACAGACCTTACAGACCTCTCGCCGAAAGAATAGTTATTGGATTGCAGGCAGTTGCTTCACATTGGTGACGCATGCCACCCCTTCACGATGAGCGAGCATCTGCTTCACCTTGCTGGCCGCTTCGCTCTTGCTCGTCGCCTTGACGACCTCGCGCAGGGGATAGCCGTCATAGGTGCCTTCTACTAGGTATGCCATATCGTCCTCCTTGGTTCGATTGCTTACAGTATGAATATAGGCGATACGCTGGGCTATGTACAGGCAGATTGGGGACCAGTTCTCGCCGGTGCCCCCAGGTGTGTGCCCATATGTGGGCCCATATGTGTCCCATATGTGGGTCCATATGTGGGTCCATATGTGGGTCCATATGTGGGTCCATATGTGGGTCCATATGTGGGTCCATATGTGGGTCCATATGTGGGTCCATATGTGGGTCCATATGTGGGTCCATATGTGGG